GGTTATTTATCAACTTAAACTAGGAGGCTTATGAATTCCGAGACAAGAAAGATAAAGATCTTACTACTAACTTTGATAGCTATGTTGACGTTAGGCGTAGGTGTAATAACCTCAAGAGCAGCAGAGAAAGAAGAGTCCAAGCTTGAGTTCCCTACTAAGAATGTTAGGGAAATGTGGTGGGCTTGTTCACTGCAGTTTAGAAAGATCTTACCGACTATCGGGGAACAAACAAGAATGCATCTGTGCGACTGTTATACAGATCATATGAGGCAGACTTATACACCTGAACAGGTCAAGGCACTGACTACAGAACAGGCAAGGACACTCGGTTTAAGGATGAGAGAGAGGTGTCCAATACTAGTGCTAGAGATAATGACATAGGTTGCTCCCACATGCCTCGCTGAGATCCTCACACACGCGGAGCATTTTCAGGAGAAGGTGTGCAGCTTTGGGGTTGTATAGTTATCAAGCATTATTATACTAGGCTGATAGTACCAAGGGTTCAGAGGGGTGGAGAACAGCATGTAAGGAGTGCTGTAAGGGGTTAGGGTTTATATGTACGATAATACTCCAAATCGAACATATGAAGATATCTGACATACTTTTTGAGACCCCCCCCCGGGCTACCCCCTTAAATAAAAAAAGGTACACCCTAGACACATATCAAACCTTTTAGTTATTTTGTAATTTTTTCAAAGGAGAAGAAAGATGATTCATGATCAATGTACTAGATTTATTTTCTGGTATAGGTGGATTCACTCTTGCGTCAAGTTGGGTAGGAGGATATCGCACTGTAGGTTTCTGCGAAATAGAGGGATTCTGCAGGGACCTCTTAAAGCAGAACTTTCCCGGCATTCCAATATTTGAAGATGTCAAAGAACTCCACCCGGAAGACGTTATCAGGCAGCGAGAACCTGTCCACCTTATCACAGCAGGATTCCCCTGTCAGGATATCTCACAAGCAGGAGTCCAGAAGGGGATCAAAGCAGAACGTTCAGGACTCTTCTTTGAAATCCTCAGACTCAGTGACGAGTTCTATGCCTATAGCGGAGTTAGACCTGCCCTGCTCTTGGAGAACGTTGCAAACATCCTTTCTGGGGGAAAAGGAGAGTGGGCAAGAATTGTACACGGGGAAGTGGCCTCGAGAGGGTATGATTGTGAGTGGAAAATTATATCAGCAGCCAGTGTGGGAGCACCTCACCTCAGAAAACGGTGGTGGTGTATTGCGTATGTGGCTAACTCCAGGCACAGTCCAGATAGAACCAAAAGGGGACAGGAGGGAGAAGAGGAAAGCTTACAGGTTATCAATAGGCAGGAAGGATTATCCGGGGTGTCTGGCAGAACAGGTAGCAACTCCGAAGTTTTGGCCTACTCCTCAAGCATTCGATGCTCAGAGGGGTCCGATTTCAGAGGAGAGATATCAGAAGAAGCTAGGGGGACCGAACCTAATTTCAGAGATCAGGCATCGGGAGAAAATGTATCCAACTCCTCAAGCATCAGAAGCAAGACAGGGGTTTCAGGATCGGAGCAGGGGGAAGAAGGGTTCCCAAGAATCACTGACAACGATTGTAGTGAAGGAAGAAGGGGGGAGGAAGGAAGTCAAGGGGAGTCTGAACCCGGATTGGGTGGAGTGGCTTCAAGGATACCCTCTTGGATTCACGAACCTGATATCCCAAGAGTAACTACTGAGAAAAAGAACAGGGTGAAGAGACTCAAGTCTTTGGGAAATAGTATTGTGCCACAAGCTGCAATGATCCCTTTGATTCGTTTCAGGGAGATTTATGAGGAACAGAACAAGATCTAGAGAAAGTTTATGCCTACTCTTGTAGCTATTATTATTTTTGCTTATTTTGCTGCCCTTATACTTTTAATTATTGCAGGATTATTCTTGTTATTCAAATACGATACAGTAGTAATTTTCCCTACCAACATTGTATTTCAGTTAGGAGACCAGTTTGAGGATAACGAAAACCTACTAGTGGAGGAGAGTGAGAAAACCTTATCTGACAACGATTGAAGCTTTAGATCTACTACGCGAATCTGATGTTGCGTTGACCTATGAAGCACTTAAGAAGCATATTCAAAGAGGCAACCTGCTGACAAGGCAGTTCAGGGTAGGAGGAACGCATTTGATTACTCGGGGAGCACTAACCAAGTTTATAAAACATTATGAAACCAAATGAAACTGAGGACCTTGAGGACTTTACCGCCAAGATGCAAGGTGAGTTACAGGAGATAGTCCAGGGTATAAAGCTAACTGAAGAAGTAGAAAAGGTCCTGCGAGTGCTTCTTAAGTTTGTGGACCGGGAAAACAAGTATCCTAAAAACTTTGAGGACGAGCATGTCGAGATAATTCAAGACTTGATTGTTCTTTTGAGTCACAGGACAACTCAGCGCAAGAGGCTTAAGAAGTTGGAATATATACACAACAGGAACCTTCTGATTCCAAAAGCTGAAGCTATTGCATATATCAAGCTGCGTGAAGAAGCATATCCAGATTCTACTGAAGAATATAATAATAAATTTAATCTATACTTCCACACTGCAATGAGTAAGTTAGCATTTGAACAGTTTGGTTCAACTGACTCAGTCACAATAGGGAGGGCACTTGGGACTTCAAAGTAAAGCAGATAAGTTAAACGAGAAGCGAGCAAAGGTAAAGCTAGAGAAGATTTGGGACGTTGAACTCTACGAGAATCCACCCTTCTATAGCGCAGATTGGCAGGCAATGCGTGACGAAGAGCACTTGGCTTTAGTTGAGTATAAGATGTCATTCAAGAGCCTAGAAGTCATGAGCGAGGAGTTCCCTGGTTACAGGATCGGGACCAACAAGCTGCAGTTTGCTTTTCCTATCGTGCAACTCTGTAACCAGAATTTTTATATCGTTATTGAGTTTCCAGAAGGAGAAATGTTGCAGCACAAAGTAAGACCTGGCGAAAACACATACCAAATGACTAGGTTTTTCAAAAGTAGAAACGGAGGGAGCGACAGGATGCCCTGTTATATTATACCCTGGTCACTATTTGAGGAGGTAAAACCAAATGAATTCAATAGCACTGAGTTATGAAGAACTTGACGCATTAGACGATGTTTTAGATATCTATGCAAACCTGCACTCCAAGAGTGTCCTGATAGATTGGTACTTTCGTGGTGTCAATTACGTTGAGGTTTTGAAGCTTCACGAAAAGATAATCAGGAAGGTTGAAAAGGTTTATTCAGACGATCATATAAAAGTTAACCTGCGTGAAGGGAGGCGAAGGTTAGAGAAGAGATTCTCTTAAATGTGGTTCCTGATGCTACCCGACTTGCTAGTTTACTTCACTATTTTCTTTGGTGGAGTGCTAACAGGTATACTGTCAGTATTTATTCTAATTCTTGTTTACTGCAGCAGCGGAGGGACTATAAAGATCCAGTACACAGAAAACGAAATTGAACAAGAGGACTATTGAAAAACGAAGTTTCTAAGTTTATTGAGTTATACAAAGACAATCCTATTGCATTTATCGAAAACTGTCTTGGGGCAGAGTTAGATCCTTGGCAAAAAGAGTTTTTCAGGATAATTCCAACCACCAGGAAAGTGAGCATCGCTGCTGGACACGGTGTAGGCAAGAGCACTGCACTGTGCTTCCTGTGCCTTCACACGCTCTTGTTTATTTTTCCTTGCAAGGGGGTAATTAGTGCTCCTTCCACTGCACAACTTCATTCTGCACTCTGGGCAGACCTGAAAATGTGGATTGAACACTTGCCTGAAGTTCTTAGAGACACAATCGAATATACACAAGACGTTATTCGGTTAAAAGAAGCTCCAAACGAGTCTTTTATTCGTGCTGCAGTTGCAAGAATAGATCAACCAGACGCACTTCAGGGTGTTCATGCACAGACAGGAATAGTGCTCCTGATTGTAGACGAAGCAGCAGCTGTACACGAAAAGATATTTGAAAGTGCCTACGGTAGTCTTAGTCAGGAAAATGCGAAAATGATCCTTATCGGGAACCCAACCCGAAATAGTGGATATTTCTACGAGACCTTTCACCGGGTCAAAGACGAGTGGACAAACTTCCAAGTATCCTGCCTTGACTCACCAAGAGTTTCGCAAAGCTACATTAACGAGATGCGGAACCTTTACGGTGAGGATTCTGCAATGTATAAAATACGTGTCTTGGGAGAATTTGCAGACGAGGAAGAGGCAGGATTTATTTCACCTTCAATAGTCAGATCTGCAATTGGACGTGATATAGAAGCTTCACCTTCTGCACCGATAATTTGGGGTCTAGACGTTGCACGAATGGGGAGAGATAAATCTGCCCTGTGCAAACGACAAGGTGGAGTAATTCTTGAGAAGGTTAAAACCTGGAGGAAACTTGATCTTATGTCCCTTGCAGGCGAGATCATGAACGAATTTGAAAACACACAACCTGAGAAACAGTGCCAAGAATTATTAATAGACAGCATCGGAATCGGAGCAGGCCTCACAGATAGAATTTGTGAGATTGGTATTATACCCACTAGGGGTATCAACGTTTCTGAGAGTTCTGCTTTAGTAAATGAATGTGGAAATTTGAGAGCAGAACTTTGGTACAAGGCAAGGGAGTTTTTTGAGAAGAAAACCTGCAAGATTCCAGACGATCAGGAGCTAGTAAAAGAACTTTGTGCGCCAAGATACAAGTTTGACTCCAGAGGAAGATACCTTATCGAATCGAAAGACGAAATGCGCAAACGAGGAGAAAGCTCGCCAGATCTCGCGGATGCTTTTTGCCTTACTTTTGCTTCAAATCCTGCAATTATAAGCGGAGGAGAGCGTATTTCTTGGAATCAACCCTTGGTTCGAGATATACAAGGAATCCACTAAAAAAAATTACAATCAAGTTTCTGTTAGCATAGTGTTTATTTATCTCGAGACTCTATGCCAGAAGATTTAGACAAATATACCGAAGAGGGTGACTCTCTTATTCCTGAAGTTGATCACCTTGATGACGAGGAATTCCTTTCTCACTGCAAAGAGCAGCTTTCGGATGCAAAAGACTTCCTAGAGAACCACCTTGCACCTCACCGATCTGACGCACTAGACGTTTATCACCAAAAAGAATATGGTGACGAAGAACAGGGACGTTCTCAGTATGTTGACTCCACTCTCAGAGATACGATCAACAGTATCTTACCTTCCCTACTTAAAATATTCACTTCTACAGAAAGAGTGCTTGAGTTTATGCCCCGGCAACCTGAAGACGTGCCTTTTGCTCTCCAGGCAACCGATTATGTCAGGCACTGTCTAAACGAGTCGAATTTCTATAATGTGCTGCATGATGCAATGAAAGATTCGCTAACAGTAGGCAGCGGATTTGTGAAGTATTTCTATGATTATGCAAAAGAAGTTGAAGGATACTCTTACACAGGTCTAGATGACGATACTCTTGCTGCCCTTATGCAAGACAACGAGATCGAAATTTCTTCTATAGATTCAAGGCCAATTGCGTCCGGGTCAGACATGCCTCCAGAGCAAACACCTATGATCCACGATGTTGAGATCAAGCGAAGGTCAACCCAAGGCAAGTTTCGGCTCGAATGTATTCCACCAGAAGAAATTCTGTTCAACAGGAGATCAAAAGGATTTACTGACTCGTCAACAGACCTAATTGCACACAGAAGAGTAGTCACCGTTTCAGATCTTGTTGCTTGGGGATATGACAAAGAAGATTTTATCGATTATGCGTCTGATAATTACGATTTAGACCAAGAACAAGAGTTTTATGCCCGGAGACCTGAAGCTCAAGGTACAGAAGGAATTGCATATCAAGAAGCCTCAAAAAAGCTACTTTTCACCGAACTTTATATAAAATGCGACTACGATCTCGACGATTTCGCAGAGGTTCGGCGTGTCTGTATTGCAGGTCCAAACTTCGATAAAATCCTGATGAATGAGCCTGTTAATGACTTTCCTTTCGTTCATTTTACCCCTTATCGCGAGCCACACGATGTTCAGGGCGCAGGTTTATATACGATATTGCGCGATATTCAGAAGACGAAAACGCAGGTAATGCGTGGAATGTTAGATAGTCTCAGTCTCTCTATATTCCCCCGAATGAGTTTTGTGGACGGACAGGTTAGCGTTTCGGACCTTATGAATGTGGAATGTGGGGCCTTGGTAAGAATGCGAAGTCCAGACGCAGTGAAACCTTTGACAGTTCCTTATGTGGGAGCACAGGCAGAGGGGATCTTAAACTATTTTTCTGAGGTAACCGAAAACAGGACAGGAATCTCAAAAGCAAGTCTTGGTTTAGATCCGAGCAGCTTAATGTCAAGTAGCCCAATTGCGGTATCTGGGACACTTTCCGCTGCACAACTGAAGATCGAATATATTGCAAGAAACTTTGCAGAAACTGCACTAAAACCCCTTTATCAGGGAATCCTAAAATTAATCGTTCAGCACCAGGATCAGGAGACAATGGTCAGACTTCGGAACGAGTGGATTCCTATGAACCCGGCTGCGTGGGATACAGGTTATGATGTGATGATCAACGTTGCACTTGGAGGAGGAGACGAGAACCTAAGAATGCAAGCACTTCAAACGATTGCTGCAAAACAGGAAGAAATTATAAAAACTGTTGGACCTCAAAACCCTCTTGTTAGCGTTCAGCAGTATTCAAACACACTGAGGAAAATGACAGAACTCAGCGGATTTAAAAACTCTGAAGAATTCTTTAAAGATCCTTCAAAAGAACCTCCTCCCGAACCTCAACCCGAGGAACCTTCACCAGAAGAAATGCAGATGCAAATGATGCAGATGCAGATACAATTGGAAAAGTCGCGATTAGAACTTGACCAAATGAGGCTTAAACTGGACGAAGAAAAAGCACAGACAGATGCTGCAATCAAGACTGCAGAAATAGAAACTGATGCTGCAATCAAGTTGCAGGAACTCAGTGCAAAATACAATCAGTCTATCGATACAACTCAGTTGCGTGGAATGATTGAAACTAATCGTGAATTGATCAGGCAGCAGGGTCTGCTTGAAGCAGCAAAAATTAACAAACAAGGTGGATAAGATACTCGGCATTGAAGTTGACGATCAGGAAAATATTAAGAGGGTCAAGGAAAGAGTGGACCTCTGGTTAAAAGAAGTGCCAAAGAAACTTCAAAAGAAGCTCAAACGACAAGCTTCTAAAAAAGGACTAACAGGTGACCAAGCATTGAAATATATCCAAAAAGTAGAGAGACGATTGAACAGGAGAAAAATTGGCTAAACCTTACTGGGGGAATAAAACTGAAACCTCTAAATTAGATCGGATCTTAGAACTGATGCCGAATTCTCAACTGAGCAGCTTATCTCCCCCACCAGATATGTCCACTAGGACAGATATTGCTGGTGGATTATTATTACCTAGAGAACAACCAAAGGAATCCAAACCTTGGTATGACTTTTCTGGTCTTCCAGAGTGGGACTTTGCTCTGCCCGGAGGTCCGCAAGATGCTGCATATCAGTTGTCAGAATTAAGAGCAGACATGACTCCCGGTGAAGGTCAACTTAGGTCTG